TGTCCCCCTGTCCTACTACGCCGCTCACACGGGGCGCTGGGGCGGTGCGGACAAGATCAACTTCCAAAACTTTCCCTCACGTGGTGATAACGCAGGCAAGCTTAAGTCAGCCATCCTTGCGCCCGAGGGTCACGTCATGATCGACTGCGACTCCTCACAGATTGAAGCGCGAGTACTTGCGTGGTTTGCTGGACAGAACGATTTGGTGGAGGCATTTGCAAATGGCGAAGACGTATACAAGATCATGGCAAAAGCTATCTACCGCAAGAGCGTTGATGAAATTGACAAGGGGGAGAGGTTCGTTGGCAAGACGACTATTCTCGGAGCGGGTTATGGCATGGGCGCGGCGAAGTTCCAAGCGCAACTCAAGGCTTTCGGTGTGTCGGTCAGTCTCGAAGAAGCCCAGCGAATCATCAGCACCTACCGAGAAACTTACCCATGGATTCCCGCCCTATGGAAGTCCGGTTCCACGGCGATTGATGCTATGACCAAAGGCCGCACAGTGGCATGGGGCAACGGCGCAGTGGTCATTGGCGAAGAGGGTATCTTGATGCCCAACGGCATGTACCAGCGGTACAAAAATTTGCGCAAGGTGCGGGATAAGGATGGCAAAGACCAGTATATTTATGACTCGCGCAAAGGCCCAGTGAAGTTGTACGGCGGCAAATTGACAGAGAACATTTGTCAGGGTTTGGCACGTTGCATCATCGGTGAACAGATGTTGTTGATCGCCAAGCGGTACAAGGTAGTGATGACTGTGCACGATGCTGTGGCATGTGTTGCACCAAAAGAAGAAGCCGAAGAAGCTATGGCGTATGTGATGGAGTGCATGCGGTTTGTACCCTCATGGGCACAAGGCATTCCATTGAATTGCGAAGCAGGATTTGGAGAGAGTTATGGAGATTGTTAACAGAAAGAGAGAGGAAAAAATGAACGACAAGATCACAACAATATCCGCAATCATTGTGGTGTGTATTTTTTGGGCGTTTGCAATTTGGCTAACTTGGCAGTTTGTGCCTGACCAGCCTCGCCGCATCGACTGCTCGATGGCCGAGTTTCATCCTGACTTCACACCCGAGGTACGCAAGGCGTGTCGTGAACAGCGGAGGGTGCGGACATGAAAGCCCAACCAACGACAAAAGAATTGATTGCAATGCTGTATGAGCGACTGCCTGAGATTTTTGATCGAAAAGCAACTGTGCAGGAGCCTGTGGCTTGGGCAGATATGGGAACCCGTGACATAGACAATGACGTAGGTTTAAGTTGGACGCCCGGACATTTCCATACAACACCTCTTTACGCTACCCCACCCGCAGCACAGCAGCCTTGGGTTGGGCTGGCGGATGAGGAGATGGAGACGCTGATTCACCGATTTGGCGGTGACCCGTGGACACTGCTGGACGAGGTTACAGCAAGGCTTGAAAAGAGGAACACATGACATACAACTGCCCACAATGCGGTCTTCCACGAACCGGAAATCAAGCCGTTGGTCTTGCTATGCCTCAGTGCCTTTGTTCATGGCAATTTACGCCGCCACAACCACCCGCAACACAGCGTCCTTGGGTTGGGTTGACTGATGAGGAGGTTGTGGCTTGTGTGGTTCACGCTCGGTTTGAATACGACCCGCCCTACATAGACAAGCATGGCGTTAAACACTTGGCAACTTACGAAGTTCAACCGGGGCCGACATACAAAAACATTTTCGCCAAACTCAAGGAGAAGAACCATGAACTGGAAGATTGAACCAGCCCAAGATGGCTGGTGGCTTTTCTACCAAGGCAACAACGCTTGGTGGCACACCTACTACGACAAGTGGTGCGCAGTGTTCCCAACACTGGACGCTGTGTTTGAAAAGATTAAGGAGAAGACATGAGCGGATGGATTTTGATTCTGGCAATGTGGAGCGCGGACAAGGTGGCAATCACCACGCAGAAGTACGCCACTGAGAAGCATTGTCAACAGGCTGGAGAGGCCGCAAGAGAACTATCGAAGGGTGTTTTTTGGAACATCCGATATGTATGTACCCCGGCAGGTGTTTAACAGGAGAAGACATGAAACAAAAACAGAAACTGCACGAACGCTACGGCTTGTCGGTGGAAGAATCCCTTGACCGACTGATTTGGCTAGGGCAACTCTTACACCAGTGGGAGCAAAAACACCCCGGTGAGAAGCTGAACCCGGCTCATCTTGATGCGGTGCTCAACGCCAACACGCTGGAGAAAGACAATGGCTAAGTTGCCGTACACATTCACGATCTGCCCCGACCAAGAGGCACCGAAGAACTTCACAGCAAGTTGTGCTGAGATGGGCGTACTGCTCATGAACAGCCCTGACGGCGACCTGACCCTCAACCAGCGAAGGCTGGGTGTGTGGGACGCATGGACGGGCGGTGGGGTAGACGCGCCGCTGGAAGAGAAGCTCCACGACCTTGTGCAGAAGGGCAAAACAAAATGACAGATGTATTCAAACTCATTGAAGACAACGGATTGACCCTGCATGGTGACATTGAACACTTTGCAGAGCTTGTTCGTGCTGATGAGCGTGAGGCGTGTGCAAAGATTTGTGATGAGTTTTGCTACGGCAATACAAAAATACTTGTTGAAATGGCCATCCGAGCAAGGGGGCAGGCGTGATCTTCACATGGCAACAACGCCTTGGTGCGATGGATCACAGCAAGGGTACGCGCAACACCATGATTCAGGAGTGCATGAAAGCCGAGATCAAGGAGTTACGCGCCGCCCTGCGTAAGCAAACAGCCAAGGCTGAACGCAACAAGGAATCATCCAAGCGGTGGCGTGTCGCCGCCAACCGCTACCAACAACTTGCGGCAAGGAGAAACGATTGACATGGCCATTCCCACCACCAACAGGGCCTGTACCTTGGACCAAGGCGCAGGAGAAGCAATACCAAACCAAGCAACGACAGCAACTACCGGAGTCCCCACTATGACATGTACCTGCCATCTCGACTCGCCCTTTCACTGGGCTGAGAATCCAAGAGACAGCATCTTCTACAAAGACATAACCTTTAGAGCCAAGGGTTCTGATGGCAGAAGCGGGGCGCAGATCGCCTCAGATACACTGGACAAACGCCGAGAGGGTGACCCTGCAATTGGCACGATTAAAAATATTGGTGTCGGAGCCAACCGCCGCAAGGAAGAAGAGCGTATGCTTGCATACCGCAAATTTGGCGTGTACTCAAAAGTCACGCCATCGACCAAAGTGCCCAACAAGCACGAAAAAGACGCCCCTTCTAAACGCAAACAGAAAGAGCAAAATGACTGACATCAACAAAGGACTCAACGGAGTCAACGCCAACGACTTGCAGATTGGCGGTCAACACTACAAAGCCATGGAAGTTCAGCCATGGGATGTGATGGAAGCTGTGCTTACGGACGAAGAGTTCATAGGCTTCCTTAAGGGCAACATCATCAAGTACAGCATGAGGGCTGGCCGCAAGGACGGCAGTGATGATGCTGGCAAGGCCAAGCACTACATGATGAAACTCCGACAAGTGCGGGGGTGGTGATATGAGCAAAGTTCCCGCATGGAGTTACTCCAGCATCACACTGTTTGATCAGTGCCCCAAGAAGTATTACCACTTGCGTGTGGCGAAAGACATCAAGGAGCCTGAGAGCGAAGCAATGTTGTATGGCACTGCGGTACACACCGCCGCCGAGGAGTTCGTGCGGGACGGCACACCGATCCCCGAGAAGTTCAGCTACATGGAGCCGCTCCTGAAGAAGCTGATGAAGATTGATGGGGAAAAAATCTGTGAGCAAAAGATGGGCATCAAGAAGGTGGATGGCCGCTTTGCCCCGTGCGATTTCTTTGACAAAGATGTTTGGTATCGCGGCATTGCCGACCTGCTGATCATCGACCGAAAGAAGAAAGAAGCACGGGTCATCGACTACAAGACAGGCAAGAGCAGTCGCTACGCTGACCCCAAGCAGTTGGCGCTCATGGCCGCATGTGTGTTCATCCACTACCCTGAAATTGAGTTTGTTCGGTCAGGCTTGTTGTTCGTTGTCTGCAAGGACTTTATCCCCGTAGACTTCAATGTGCACAACAAGTTTGACATCTTCACAAAGCTTGACTCGGTGCTTGTTTCACGAGAAACAGCATACGAAACTGGGGTGTTCAACCCCAAGAAAAACTTCTCTTGCAAAGCATGGTGTCCAGTTATAGACTGTAGCCACAATGGAAGGAATTGATATGCCTTATAAGAATCCCGCTGACCGCAACGTCAAGCGCGAATACGAATTAGAAAAACTCCGTCCCCAAGCCCATGAGGCACGGATGGAGCGCCAACGAGCGCGGCGCAAGTTGGACAAGACCCGCCCCGACAGGAACGGAAACGGCGAAGCCGATGTGCGTGAAGGCAAAGATGTTGCCCACGTCAAGGCACTGTCCAAGGGGGGTAGTAACAAGAACGGGGTGCGCATCGAGAGCGCATCTGCCAACAGATCGTTCAAGCGCGGCTCGAACCACAAGGTGGTGTCGGAGACCAGCGCGAGGGAACGCAAGAAGAAATCCTGATGGAGGTTGAAGGTAAGTCTGCGAGGTTAGGTAAAAGTAGTAGCAGACGGGTAGTGATACCCACATAACTGTACCAGTCAGGGCCACTTTACACTTTCAGCGGAGGAACTGACCGGAACCCCCACGTCACGGGGGACTTATAAAAAGCCTGACGCACATCGTGTTCAGGATGTTTGGCATTGGAGAACAAGAGTGCAGATCATTGACAATCGTGCGTTACTGCTTAAGGTACGCAATCCCGACAGAATCACTACAGTGATACCAAAGAGCAAGGTCTTGTCGGATAACGGCGAGGTAGCCGAGGTGCTGGTTAACTGGGATTTGGAAGAGTCCATCGTCTTGAAGAACCTCAAGATCAAAGACGTGCCGTCACCCATCAACGCTACGTATGCGTGGCCCGGCATGTACAGACCATTCGCCCACCAAAAAGTTACAGCGTCATTCCTAACGATGCATCGGCGGTCATTCTGTTTCAACGAACAGGGAACTGGCAAGACCGGATCGGTCATTTGGGCATCGGACTACCTGATGACAAAGGGCATCATCAAGAGGGTGCTGGTCATCTGCCCCCTGTCCATCATGGACTCGGCGTGGCGCAACGATTTGTTCAAGTTTGCAATGCACCGCAAGGTGGACGTTGCCCATGGCAAGGCAGACAAGCGCAAGGCGATCATTGCCGGGGATGCTGAGTACGTCATCATCAACTATGACGGCGTGGAGATCGTGGCCGATACGATTATGAAAGGCGGCTTTAATCTGATCGTGGTTGACGAGGCGAACGCCTACAAAAACCCATCTACCAAACGCTGGAAGATACTCAACCAACTCATCAAGCCGCAGACATGGCTGTGGATGCTGACGGGCACACCCGCATCTCAATCCCCGGTGGACGCATATGGTCTTGCCAAGCTGGTCAACCCCGAGGGCGTACCGAAGTTCTTTGGCGGGTTCCGTGATCAGGTCATGCACAAGATCACCCAGTTCAAATGGGTTCCCAAGCTGGACTCGGAGCAAACCATCCACAAGGTGTTGCAACCTGCGGTTCGATTTACCAAAGAGCAATGTCTTGACCTGCCTGAGATGACTTACGTAATGCGAGACGTACCACTTACTGCACAGCAAGAGAAATACTATGAGCTACTACGCAAGCGTTTAATCGTACAAGCTGCTGGTGAAGAGATTACGTCTGTTAATGCTGCTGCTAACTTAAATAAGTTATTGCAATTATCAGGAGGTGCGGTATACTCAGACACAGGTGAGGTTGTTGAGTTCGATGCAAGTAATCGACTCGCAGTGCTGAGAGAGGTCGTGGAGGAGTCAAGCCACAAAGTGCTGGTGTTTGTGCCGTACAGGCATGCCATCGAAGTAGTTGCAGAAGACCTCCGCAAGCATGGCTACCCGACTGCCGTCATTCATGGCGGCGTGTCGGCTGGGAAGCGTTCAGAAATTTTTGAGCGGTTCCAAACGAAAGATGACCCGCAAGTGCTGGTCATCCAACCACAATCGGCATCACATGGGGTTACCCTACATGCCGCCAACACGATTGTTTACTGGAGTCCGGTGATGTCTGTCGAGACGTATCTCCAAGCCAACGCCCGTGTGCACCGCGCAGGTCAAAAGAACCCGTCTGTGGTTGTGCATCTACAGGGTAGCGGCGCAGAGAAACGTATCTACAAGATGTTGGAGAACAAGGTAGACATTCACAAGAGAGTGATCGACTTATACGGGGAAATACTAGGCTGAAAAAACTTGCCTCTGTAAAGTTTTCAGCTAATATCAACCCCAGAACAACGAACGGAGAGTGACATGACCGAGACAATATCGGTAGACAAACTCGTCGCCGTCTACATTAAGATGCGCGACAAACGGGCCAAGATTCTGCGTGAATACGAAGAAGCTGACGGCTCGATCAAGACACAGATGGAACTTGTGGAGGCCAAGTTGTTGGAACTCTGCAAGGACATCGGTGTGGACAGGCTCGGCAGTCAACACGGCATGGTGATGCGTACTGTGAAGACCCGATACTGGACAAGCGACTGGGAGTCCATGCACAAGTTCATCTTGGAACACAAGATGCCCGAACTGCTGGAGCGCCGCATCAGTCAAACAACCATGAAGCAACTGCTGGAAGAGAACCCCGATCTCATGCCTGTCGGTATGAACATCGACAGTAAGTACAGCGTAACCATAAGGAGAAACTCAAGTGGAACTTGAAACGTCAATGACTGTCCAAGAAGTGGCAAAGCTGGTGCGCATGTCGCGTCAGACTGTCTACAACATGGTCAAGTCGGGGGCCATCCCCCATTTTAAAGTGGGCAACAAAGTGCGCTTCAACCGCGCCGACATTGAAGCCTTGATGCAAACCAAACCTGTAACTACCGGAGAAACCAAATGAGCGAAATGACACTGTTTTCCAAGGGCGGCAACACACTGCCAGTCCACTTGCAGAATCTGCAACTCGATGCCACTACCAAAGCCCTGATGGGCGGTAACGGCACTGGCGGCAAGCGCATCTCCATTCGCGGCAACGTGTTCCGCATGATGGTCGATGGCAAAGAAGTCGCTCAAAACGAAGACCGCGCCATGAACATTATCATTGCGGCGGCTAACGCGAACGTATCAAGAACTTTCTATGCAGGAACCTACCAAGAAGGCCAAGCGACCGCACCCTCATGCTGGTCAAACGATGGCATCACCCCCGACATCAAGTCCGAGGCACCACAGGCAAGCAAGTGCGCTTCCTGCCCCCAAAACATCAAAGGTTCCGGACAGGGTGACTCCCGCGCCTGCCGCTTCAGCCAGCGCCTTGCCGTCCTCTTGGAGAACGATATTCGTGGAGACATTTATCAACTGACTCTGCCTGCGCAGTCGATCTTTGGTGCGGCTGAGAACGGCAAGATGCCCCTGCAAGCATACGCAAAGTTCTTGGGAAGCCATGGCTTGCCAGTCACCGCTGTCGTGACCGAGATGCGTTTTGATACCGCAAGCGCCACACCACGCCTGACCTTCAAGGCCGTGCGTCCACTGGATGCCGATGAGTTGGCACAAGCCCAAGTCAAAGGCAACTCCGCAGAAGCCAAGGCGGCAATCGCCGCTACCGCCGCGCAACTGGACAACGCTCCCAAAGCCGAAGCTCCTGCCGCCCCTGCACCCAAAGCGCCGCCCAAGGTGGAGGCTGAAGCCGTGCCTGATGCAGAGCCGACCAAGCGTGCACCTAAGAAAGCCGCACCAAAAGATGTTGCAGACATCTTGGAT